CGATCAAAGAATCCGAACTGCTTGCCACCTTCGATGGCACCAGAAAGACCACCTTTCTTGTATGCCTTCTCAACGGCATCCAACAGGTCGTTCGTATCAGACGAGGCTTCATTCAGGTTGTTATTCATGGGGAGGTTCCTTATTTGAATTTCTTCGGCTTCATCGGTGGCTTCTGTCCGACTTCAGCCGCAGCATCCTTTGATGCATCTGCTTGCGGTGGAGGTAGTGCCGCACCAGTCTTCTTATCTGCCATGACCTTGTTGGTCATGTCACGAGCCAATTCGGGATCCTTCTTCGCATCAGTCATCATCGTGTCGATGTAAGCCTTGGTTGCCTTCTCTGCAACCTTGGGTCCGGGGAAGAACTCCCATCGGCGGTCGTTGATGTAGATGCGAACGGGCTTTCCAAAGCCTGTACCAACTTGCTTGATGATGACCTTCTGACCCTTGTAGTCATACGAGTTGACATAGAACTCCTTTTCGAAGTTCGGGTCGAGAGAGACATCGTCCTTGTTTGCACCCGCTGCGGTCGGGACAATCTTGATGTCCTTTTCCTTCAGCGGCTTCACAGGGGCGGGCGCACCAAGACCACCGGCATCGGCTGCACCAGCCGTGTTCGATGGTGATGTTGCAACGGGAGCAGATGGAGCCATCGGAATCTCGCTCACGGTCGATGGCTGTCCACCAATCGTGCCACTTGACAGAGCCTTCTTCAGTTCCTCGATCTTGGCATGCACCTTTGCTGCCAACTCCTTCTGAATGAGACCACGAAACTTCGTAGCCTCCTTCTTCATCAGAGTCTCGACAACGGACTTGAGGATGTCTTGTGTCTGCTCGTCCATTTACTGCCTTTATGCCAAGCCGAACTGCGTGGTATCGGCTTCGATCTTGCCCTGATTGCGCTCTGTCTCAATCTCCTTGTCCATAGCCTTCATTTCAGATTCGGACTGTGCGAGAATGTTGCTGCGTACCCAATTGTGAGAATAGTACTTACCTATGTATGGTTTGATGTTCCCCAATTCTTCGATTTGGCCCCTGCGGACCTCGGCGTTCTTGAGTTCCGTGAACAGGTTGTCCTTGAGGAAGTCGAAGTTAATCGACTCACGCATGTCTGCCCAATCATCGGGGGTGATGATCTTCTTCAGCACCAACTGCTTCTTCAGAAGGTCAAAGAACAACTCCGAGAAGCGGGTACGGAGACGGTGAATGAACTTGGAGAACCGCACCTCGTCACGGGTAATCTCCGTGGAGCGACCGAGCATGAACTGCTTGTCCTGCTCCAAACGGCTGACGGGCACCGACAGGGCACGATAGAGTTTCTTTTGGAAGTAGACCACATCGGTCAACTCTCCAAGATTTGCACCGCCCTGCAAAGTCGTGATTTCGGTACCACGGCTACCTTCACGGCGGGGCAGCCAGTAGTCCTCAAGCATCGACATGAACTTGCGGTCATCACGCATCTCACCCGTGTTGGCATCGTAAATCAGCCTGTTACGGTACTGATTCATGAGGTTCTTCACATAGGCTTCTGCCTTGGTCTTGGGGAGGTTACCGACATCGATATAGAAGATGCGGCGTTCAGGCGCACGGGAGATGCGGTAGATGACTACCGAGTCTTCGAGCATTCGCAATTGATTCAGCGGCTTGATTGCCTTGTGCAGGAAGCCCACCACACGCTTGTAGCGGCTGTCCATCAAGCCCGACGAGCAGAAGGCGATTGCATCATCGCTGATCTTGGTGCCCGCCACATTGCCGCCCTGACGAGGCGTATCCTTGTTGTACAGGTAGAAGTCGTGGTATCCCGCAATGACCTTCGTGCCGTCCTTCAGCGTCTCCTTCTTGAACTCACGAATCTTCGTGATATTCATCGGATCGACATAGCGACATTCGAGGATACCCTTCTGCGGGTTCTCCTCATCAACGATGATGTGGAAGTAGATGCGGCTGTCCACATACCAACGGCGGAAGATATCAGCACCCTTGGTCTCAAACTGAAGGACACGCAAGATGTTGCGGAACTCGTCGTGAATCTTCTCTTTGATGCTGTCGGGCTGCTTCAAACGGTCAAGCAGGATCTTGACGGGTGTCTTCTTCTCACCAAGCACGATGGCTTCGTTCACGATGTCATCGATGGCGATCTCCGTGATCGGATCCATCGCCATCTCACGGTACTTCATGATCAACTCGAAGTCATTGCGTACCGTTCCGTCAAGATCGACATACTGTCCATAGAAGCCTCCTGCCTCTACGGGAATGGCACCATCGTCCGAGGTTGGAACCACGAACGACTTAAGTGCCTTGAAGTGTTCTTTCTGCTTCTTGGTACGCTCTAGTTTGAAGCCAAATAGTTCTGCCATTACGAATTACCCTCCTTCAAGGGACTCCGGGGAGAGCGTTCCATGAAACTGATTGTTACCAATATCAGGTCGTGATATTGGCGATCTCGTAGTACTGATACGCCAGCGTTGCCTGGAAGTTCGACGGCTCTGACTGCGGTCCCATGTCGAGAGCGATCTCGCCAAGGGCTGTCGGCCAGCATCCAACAAACTTGTAGGTCGTGATGACATTGCCTTCACGAGTCAAGGGCGAAACATACCAATCCGTCATGACTTGGTTCATGGCGTTCGGTCCAATGTTCGTCTTGTTCGTGTTGATCGAGTTCTGCCATTGCTCGAATGCCTTACGCAGAGTGTAAGCACCATCGTTATACACGGTGATGTTCCAATCATTGAAGGTACGATCAGCGGGGTACTTGTACTGACGGCCCATATAATTTGCCGTGCCGATGTTCACCGTGCTGTTCGGAATCGATGCAGCCTTGGCAAGGAAGGAAACCTGATTGTTTGCGCTTCCTGCGCCGATTGCTGCTGCGACATTGTTGATGGCACCCGAGATAGCAGAACCCAAGAACGAGCCTGCCCCTGCGGCAGCGAAGTTGACCGCACCCAATCCTGAATTCGGGAAGTTACCCTGAATCAGGAAGAGGTTGTTGCGGGCAACGCCGTTTACGAGATTTGCTCTGAATGCGTCAATGCTGAACTGTGACATGTGGTGTGACTCCTTGTTCTATTTAGAGGCTGTTGATTAGGCTCCAACCTCGCTGAACGACACACCCGTTCTCGTAGCGATGAAGTTCAACTGAATGAAGTTGATGCTACGGGCAGGCTTGATGTAGATGTCAGCAACGAAGCGGTTGCTGTCGATGACTTCTGGCGTATTGTTCTTCTCATCGCACACGACCTTATAGTCGATGATGCCACGACGAGCCTGAACATCACGCAGGAATGGCTCGACAAGCGAACGGAACTGCGCCCGAGTGAAGGCATCGTTGAACTCGAAGAGTGAGTACTTCGAGGCTGTGGCGATTGCCTTCTCAAGGACGATGAACAGGCGGCGCACATTGATGCGGTCGAAAGCAGAAGGCTTCTGCTGTGCGGTCTTGTCACCGTACAGAATCGTGCCTTCGCCTGCAAAGGTAACAACAGGGTTGATGTTGTTGCGATACAACTCGTCACGATAGGTCTGTGACGGATTGAATGCGAGGCGAACCACACCCTTGACCTGTCCACGGTTGAAGCCTGCGGGGCTGAACCACGGATCGGTGTTTGCATCTGTACGAGCGCAGAGACCTGCGATGTCGCCATTCAGCGGCACCCAACGATAGACATCGTTGTAGACATCGTACATATACTTGTATCCGCTGTCGATGAAGACATACGAAGACGAGCCGATGGCGTTGCGATAGTTCTTCGCAATGGTCAACTTGTCATCTTCGGTGCGAGACGGATCGCTGATCGGAGCCGAGCAGAATACAACGCAGTCCTTACGAGACTCAGCAATGTCCTTCAGAGAAGAAGCAACAGGCGAAGTCACGGTGGTGTCTGACGGCTGATATTCGGGACCGGCGATGATCAGGTTGACATCGGTGGTTTCCGAATCAGCGAACAGGTTGTAGCCACCCGTTCCGTTCAGAGCAAGTTGCATGAATCCAGTTGTGCTAGTCGGTGCAGTTTCATCAACGCCGCCGCCAAGGACATATCGAGCGACACCGAACGAAACATTCGATGTTCCCGTTGCACCTTCGAACTTGAATCCCGTGAACGGTGTCGTGGACACAACGCCGCTGGTGAATCCTGCTGCAAACGAACTTGGGGTCGTTGGGCAGAAGATGTAGCGGGAGTTCGTGTTGATCTTGTCACGATAGTGAACGCTGTTGCCCTGTATGTCCTGTGCATACGGATCGAGCGACAAGTTTGAGAAGGTTTCAAGGACTGCACCCGTAGTGCCTGTCCACAATCCTGCTCTATCAATGACTGCCAGATGGAACTCGTCGGCAGTACCACCCAGATTTTCAGCATATGCACTCCGAAGAGCGACAGAACTGAACTGATTGGCATATGTCCAAACATTGAAGTTCGAGGCAGCAGTCAGGCTACCGCACATCTGAACTTCGATTGAGTTGCCTAGCGCACCCGGATAACGAGCAATGAATGGTCCGTTGGTCGTTGCGCCTGCGCTGGTGAAGAAATCTTCATTGCGGACGAGAACTGCGAAGGGACCACTTGCTGCCGGTGAGAGAGTCGATCCACACGGAACAGCATTTCTGGCAGATGTGCCGTTCTTGAGTGTGCGGGCTACCTGAAGGTTGTTGCCGTACTTCAGGAAGTTGGCTGCGGAGAACCAGTACTGATAGTTGCTGTTGTCCGGCAGACCAAACAACTTGGCGAGATTGTTCTCGCTGTCGATCAGTACACGCTTGTCAACAGGGCCCCAGTTAAAGATTCCCGCAAAAGCGGCGTTGGTTGTCGCCACGGCGGGGACAATAGTGGTCAGATCCTTTTCCGTAACATTTACGCCCGGAGAGAGTTGGAATGCCATTCGAGTAGTCTCCTTGGTTTACTAGACTTTGGGTAGTCGGAGGGTATTTATACCCTTCGTTATTTCAGAGTATCTCATCCGCATCGGACAGCCACGAGCGGTCCCTGCGGTTCTGTTTCGTCCTGTCGCCCTCTTGGGCTAGCAGTCTTGCTGATTCATCGATCTCATCACCCGCATCGACATAACCAAATGGCGTGAGGTCATCTTCAAGTTTCTTCAGTTTTTCTTCGTACAGTCGCCGCCGAACATCCACATTCACGAGTTCCTTGTAGTACGGCTGTGTGGTCAGCCAACCGAACATCACAAGAGTAGATATGAGATCGTCGTGGTAGCCCGAACTCGCTTCGTAGGACTGTGCCTTTGCCACGAAGGTGCTGACTTCGGAAATGATGTCGAAGTCGTTAAGGATCAACTTGTCACCCTCAATCATTTCTTTCAGAGCCATGCAGCCGATCTTCTTGGTCTGACTGCTCATCTTCACGCCGTTGTAGGTACGGGCACCACCGAAGGCAACGCCCACCTTCTGCCCTTTCTTACCTTTTACGACGATCTCTAGCACATTGTCGTATTCCAATTCGTCTCGAAGGATGTCCGCCACCTGTTGACCGATGTCGTTGATCTCAACGAGAACATAAGATTCGTTATACTTCTTTGCCACCGAAAAGACCACATTGGGGTACACCGCAACGGGTATCTGATTGTTTCGGTACTTGGCTACCACCTTGTACGGCATCTCCGTGACATCAACCACCGTGAATGCGCTGTAGTCCTGCCCAATGGCTCTGCTTGTGTCCACAAGGGTCATGTAGATCCGACCCTCCTTGGGCATCTCGTAGACCGTGAAGCCCTCCTGGGTCTGCATGACAGGCTCTGCGAATGCCAAGGAGGCGATCTTGGATGCCTTGATGAGGGTATCTTGCGAACCCAAAAACTCGCATTCGTATTCGGAAGCCCAATGCCGCTCCGATGTATTCTTTATCGTTTCAGCCTTGAACTTCTCGTCTCGACCCGGAATCTGCCACCATTGGGCTTCGACTGCCTTGAAGTTGGAACGCCCTGCCTTGGCGTTCTGCCACAACTTGTAATAGAGGTTCAGACCATTAGGTGTGCTGACGATCACCGTCTTGGTTGTCTGTCCTGCCGTGATCGTCGGGTACACGGAAGCGAAGAAGTCTTCCGCTATCTGATCGGGGACGAAGGCGAACTCGTCTAGGAGGAGGAAATTGTACGAAGAGCCACGAACTGCGCTCGAAGAGGTCGAAGAGCAAACGACTTTCGAGCCGTTCTCCAGAGTAACGCTCGTCTTGTTCCATTCTATGACTCCTTGCTGCATCCACTTGGGCAGATTCTCGTAGACGATCTTCACACGATCCATGATTTCGGTTGCCGTCTTCAACTTGTTGGCGAGGATAGCCGCCTTGTAGTTGGAGTTGAAGAGAACCGCATGGACGATCTCACCGACCAAGCAAGTTGTCTTGCCCGACTGACGGGGAATCTTGCAGATGGTGAAACGATTGGCGTGAACCGTCCGAACGATGTCCCGTTGGAAATCGTAGAGTTGGATGTTCACAAGTCCCTGATCGAGCGTCACGATCTTCATGTAATTTTCCATGAAGTAGACGGGGTCTTGAGAGCAGAGGAGGTACTCCTGCAACTGCTCCTTCGTGAACTCGATCTGGATGTTCCCACCCTTTAGGAGCGGGTTTCCAAGGTATGTGTCATCTTCCTTGCGTGTCATGCTTTGGGTTCATCGGGTGTAGAATTCGCATCGATGATCTGTCTCTGATTCTTGATCAGTTTTTGCAACTCGGCGGTACTGCCGACGAAGATGCTGTTGTTCGTGACGGTGGATGGCTTGGCTCCCTGCTCCACCTTCTTGATGTCCTTCATGCGGCGGTGCAAGTCAACCAACTTGGTGTTGGCTTCGAGTGCTTGACCAATCAATTGCGCCACGACTTCGTAGGCACGGGGCTGCTGGCTGTCTTCAGCCAACTCAAGGATGCTTTGGATTGCGCTGTTGGACTGCTCAACGATGACCTTGAGGTTGCGGCGAACCTCCTTGTAGTCATCATCTGCGTCTGCGGGCTTGTACCCACCTGTCCCTCCTAGAAGGACAGTTTCTGCTTCATCTGTCCTTCTCACAAGGACAGTTTGCTTGGGTTCTTCCGCAGGGATCTCGATGTCGAGAGCCTTCGCAATGTTCATATCAGAGTCATTCATGGTTTATCCGTTCGGGAATTCTTTGATTGTCACTAGCGCAGCCGCACCTGTATATCCAGTCGATCCCACAGGCAGACTCGGGTTGTAACTGCCAGCCGTAACGCCGGGATACGGAACCGTCAATGTGCTTGCATATGTCGGACCTGTTCCACCGTACCACTTGGTGTCGAAGATGTTCATTTGTGCAGCGGTGATGATCTTCTGCTTGACCACAGGACCGTAGAGGTACATCTTGGCAATGAACTGAATGTTGACCAAGGTCACCTTGCGCTGACTGTAATCACCATAACTGCCATCGTCACCATCATTGAGCGTGGCGGATGAGAAGACAATCGGAATGTCCACATCTGTATCGGTTGGATCGATTGCCTTGATAGTGAAGGTAAATTCAGGACCGAACAGGGGCAGAATCTGCTCGGTGATCTGCAAAGCATCGTCCATGGTCTTCGCCATGATGCTCAAACTCATGGTCATGTTGTATGGAACCCGCTCGTAGCGGCTGTACAACTTTGTTCTGTCGGCGTTATAGTATGCTGCCGTTTGCTGAATCGTGTTCAACTTACGGGACGAGTCATACTGAAGGTTAGTGATCTCGAACCCGATGCGTGGCAGATAGGTCTCCAACTTTGGAGCCTGATCGAAATCAGGTCCGATGCGATCAAGCCGCTTCAGGAATTTCTGCTGCGGACCATATGCAATCGGAACCTTGAAACGCTCGATCTCGCTGCCGTTCTCGTCCTTGCGGGACACATAGATGTCGTTGAACATCGATGCGAATCCAACGACCACCTTGCGAATCGTGCCATTATAGAAGTAGTCGTACATGGATTATGGGTCTCCAAACGGATTGGTTTCTGTGAAGTTGATGATGCTGTCCGATTCCGTTTGAATGAACGAGTTCTTGGCTTCATCCAAGATAGCCAAATGGTCTGTCGATCCAACCACGGTCGCATACACTCTCTTATCGTCTGGTCCCTTGCTCAAGTAGAGCGGCGACGAAGTAGTCCCAGACACCCACTTGCCAGAAACATCGGCAAGAGAAAGTACTTTCGGAGATTCTCGGCTGTCAACCGATTGAATTTTCGCCCGTGCAGTTTCTCCTTGAGTTCCTCCCGTAGCCGACCCGTTTCCGTATTGATATACGATGTCGCCTTTTGCGAAAGATCCTGTTCCATAGATGCCTCCCAAGGTAACCTGTACCTTGTAGCCCGTCTCTGTGTTGATTGCATCAATATCGCTCACGCCCGTATCGAACTGCTCCTCGCTGAATTGGAACAGTTCGCATGTAAGTTGGTATGAGAACAACTTCCCCAACTGATAAAACGGGTTTTCGTGTTCAACGAACTTGATCTCAAACAAGCCACGATTAAGGGGCAGGAATAGCAGATCGCCTTCCAAGGGTCTCTGCACTCCCGTCTCTCTAATGAAACGCTTCTTGGATACTGTGAACTTCACGCTGTCTTTGATTTCGAAGCCGAACTTGCTGAATGTGTCACCACCTTCAAACGCCTGCGTGGTGTCCATGTACATCTCGATCATGCGGAACTTGTTGAAGCGAGAGTACTTCGACTCACCAAACAGATCATCCCGCTTGACCATGTCCCTCGGAATGTAATACATCTCAAGACCATGAATCTTGATGGCTTCGATGGTCAAGTCCTCAACGAGGTTCTGCTCGGGGAGGTAAGTCTTGTTGTTGACTCTGATGTACGGATTGAGTGCCATGTGTGTCCTTTAGCCCATGATGAAGTCGGCGGGCAGTTCGTACTTCGAGATGATGTCCTTCTCAAGTGCCTCGATCTCGGCAATCGCTTCCTGTGCGATCTCCTTACCACGCAGAACCACATCACCCGGCAACTTGATGCCATCGTACTTCGATAGATTTATACCCCATTGCCGCTTGAACAGGGCAACGGCGTATCTCTTAAGAAGACGATCTTCATAAATCTCGGGATAGATGCGTGGATCAAGGATTCGATAGCATTCGATGATTAGGAACCCACCAACTGACACTTGCTGTGACCAATTCATGTCGATGTAAAGTTTGTTCTGCACACGGCTGAAACGGACGCTCTTGTCGGGCGACAAGTACTGACGAAGCATGGTCAGGTACGACTGCGTCAGGTCATACTGCACCATGTCGATAGTGCCGAAGGTGTACAGATCGTTCAACGCATACTGATAGCGGATGTCGAACATACCGACTGACTGCTGCGTAAACGGGAAGATGCGGGTGACGCTTGTCACCAAGTTCTCAATGAGAACATCTTCCGCACCCGCTTCATTTGCGGTCATGATGGCATCGCTGTCCCGAAGACCACCACCAAGCGATTTGCGGTTGTCCGACTTTAGTTCGATGTAGCCGTTAGTGATATCCGCAGCCGTAACCTGATACTTCAGGTAGACCTTTTCCACACCATCGAAGTGGTATTCGGAGAAGAAACGGAGTGCATCATCAAGGCGATCCTCGACTTGCTCATCCGCTATGTTTATTTCGACTACGGGTGCGCCGAGTGCCCGGAAGCAATACTCCCTCAGTAGTGCCCGTGAGTTGATCGTTGTCATTCTTGTTGCTCTCCTTC